ACTGCTTTTATTCACCCTCTCATACTCCCAAGCCGCCATATCCAAGTGCCCCTCGGTGAACCCGTCGTCGTCATCCCAGATGGCGACGTGGGTGAAGTGAGGCCCCATGTACTCCAAGGCGAAGTTGTACTTTGCCGCAATGCTGCGGAACTTCTCGCCGTTTTGTGGCCTGAGTAGATAGACGTTGCGGCTTTTCCATTCTTGCCACTGTTCTTGGGTCGGAGAACATCTCGCATCTTTCGGGCGATCATCAATGATCGCCAACGTAGCGTTCTTGTAGGTCTGATCCAAAAAGCACTTGAGGGCGTTTTGGATCGTTTCGTGCCGGTGATTCCACACCGGCATCAGGCACAAAAAATGAGGTCGGTTCACTTGCAAAACTCCTTGGGATGGATGTAGATGATTCTCTGATACACGGGGACTGGGATGCTACCACTCTTGGATGTCACCAACCTAGTGTGTCTAGTACGGTGGTCGTATTCGCACACCCACGCACCCGGCTGGATGGCTAGCAGGACGTTGTTGAAATGCTTAAAGTCGAGGTTACGCTTCGCATCCAGCATCCTCTGAACCTTTTTCAGAAGCCTACGCTGCAAAGCGTTGGCTTCTGCTAAGGATTTGATCCTGCGATAGACTCGCGTTTCCAATCCAAAAGCCGCAGCGGCTTTTGGATCGTCAAAGAACGCAGGCTTGTGGTAGCTTAGGTATATGACCGTAGGCGGAATGGTTTTATAAATCTTGCTCATGGTTCGGTTTGATAAAGGTAAGGCCAATCCCTTGCCAATCGGATCGGTCATTTTCGTGGAAAATGGGTTGGCCGAGTTCTGCACGTTTGCGCATCACTTCGATTTTCTCAGGAGATCCGGCAGGAGCATCCGTCCCGACGAACATGGCTTGTGCCACGTCGTCGTCGATTGGGGTGTTGCCGTATCTCAGGACATACTCGAATCGGTCGCTGGTCATTGGGTTTTTCCGAGTTCTTTGAGCAGTGCATCGGCATAGAACACAGCGGCTTCTGCCGCTGGCATCCTGTCGGACTCTTGATCGTCAGATTCCTCCCACGATTCCTCAGGCTTAGTAAAGGAAACTTGATTTGCCAAGATCCCTTGTAAAGCCATCGCTGCAAACAATTCGCGTTTGGATAGACCAAACTCAGGAAGGTATTGATCTGGGTGGCTCGGATATGCCCTATCTCCATAGATCATCACTCAATCTCCAATCTGTTCTCAAAGTCCATAAATTCCTCGATGTGCGTCACCATGATGATCTGCACACCCATCTCTTGTGAAAGCTCAGACAGAAGTGCCCGGACGTTGCTGCGGTAGTGCGACGAGACGAACCGAAACGGTTCGTCCAGAATCAAAACCCTAGCAGGTTGAGGACGTTGCAGCATGAGGCAAGCGAGCCGCAAGCCGAAAGCTGCTACGTCTAAAATTCCGCCGCCGCACGATTGGAGGGGGTCAAGCTCGTGACCTTCCGCATCGACAAGTACGCCGCGCACTTCTGTCTGTCCCCGTTTCTGCTCGAAAACGAGCAGAAACTTCAATGCTTGGTCGCCAAAGACTGCCTGCAAGCATCGGGTAACGACGTACCCGATGCGTTTCTGGCAAGCCTCTTGGCACTCCATGCTGATCTGTTGGACAATCTCTTTGGCCGCCAAGGCGGCCTCGTATCGTCCACGCAAGTCGTCGATAGACGACTTACTGCTTTCGACTGCCATGACGGCAGCCTCAAATTTATTTGAGGCTGCCAAGAGCGTTGATTGCATCTTGGTTAGCCGCAAAAAATTCGTCACACTGTTTGTTGAAAGATGGTTCATTGGTTTCGATGTACTGTTCGAGTTCCTTGATTTCCGCCTGCGCTGATTCAATCGTCTCGTGTCCGAGATCCTTGAGGTTGCGGAGTAGTTGCTCCTTCTGCCCCTCCAATCTCGTTCGCTGAGTCTTGGCTGACTCTAATCTCTTTTGAATTTCCGCATAGTCCACAATCGGTTCTCCTGGCTTTGAGTGTGCATGGTTTATCGCCTGCCCCACCATAGGGGCAGGCGATGTATTGTACGTCTGGGCTAGGTACTTCTGGAATACGATAGACCGAGTTTTTGCAGATTATGCAAACATAATCAGCCATCTTGTTTCAGATCCGCAAGCATCTGCCTAAGGATGTGAGCAGTCCGTGGCGGGACGGCATCGACGGAACGCTCCAAGGTTTCCAGAAACGAATCGCCGGTGTGTTGGAGATCCTGCAACTCTTGGATGACCTCGGATGCCACCTTGGTATCCTCGATCTCAGGTTGCCACGATTCTGCCCACACAGGTTCAGGCACGTCGTAGGGGTGCTTCTCGATGGAACCATCGGACATCAGGACTCCGTAGTGAGGCACTAGGGACTTCTGATCGGCGTTTTGCGGGATGAACCCGCCGTGGTTCATCACGTTGGGTAACATCCAAGGAATATGATTGTCCCCAATAATCATGGCATCGAGGTTGGGGTAGAGTCGCTCGAAACGAGACGACTCGTCGGCTTTGGCGTGGCAGTTGAACTGGTTGCTCCATGCGTATTTGTGGAGGACTCCCAGCTTGATTGTGCCTTCTTTTTTATACTCTGTCGGTGGCTCCCACCGACCCCAAGGCATAGCCCATAATTGCAAGCCCCGAACACCGATATTAACCCACTCTGTAGTTGGCAGATCAAAAATAATATCCACAGCGGCTAGGCATCCGTAGGCTCCTCTGAGCCTACTTTCATAGTCGTGGTAGCGAAGATCGTGTTGACCTGGGATAGCCGCCATCTGAGGTAGCTTTTGGACGGCGAATCGGACGAGTTCGCTCGATGGATTCCATCGGTCGAATACGTCGCCTGCGCAGATTATCGGGGAACTCCACCGACGCGATGCTTCCCCCAAAGCGTTGAGATGATTCTCCATGACCTCGTACCAGTCCTTTTCGGCCCTGGCACTCGGGGCAGTCTCCCGCAAGTGGAGATCGGAACACAGGATGGCTAAAGGGGCCTTTTGCACGTCGGACATACTTCCCTCACTAATTTGATTTTGGTTTCTAACTCGGTGACAGATTGGCAGGCGACTTGGTAAGTCCCCTGCCAATCTGCTATACCACTCAACACACGTTCCAACTTTGACTGCTTCGCTCGCGACTCTGCGAGTCGCTTGCTTGCTTCGAGCAGGAGATCCACGTCGCCGTGGATCTCCTTAGTCGATGCGAGGCGTTGTATTGCAGATTGCAATACAACGAATCGGGATTGCTTGGCGGCAATCTGCTCGCCCTGCTTTTTCAGTTTTGCTAATCCTGATCCAACAGTATTAACTAAACTGATCTTGGCCGACACGTCGGCCAAAGGTGCAACCGTCGTCAGAATCGCCTTACGGCGATTCTGCTTGTCGGCTAAAGCCTTGGCCTGATCGGCCAAGGCTTGCAAGCCTAGTATCAGGCTTTCTAATGCTAGCAGAGACTTGGATAGCTCCACGACTACCTGCGTCTTGTCAGACAGCAGCGTGTATCGGCTTTGCTTATCCTGCAACTCTTGCATAAACACTACTAATGATTTGTGCTGTGCCAGAACGCCTGGAACCCAGGCGATCTGGTCGAGTTCGGCTTTCTGCTTCTCGGCGATGGTTTCCATCGCCGAAAGTTCGCCCTTGGTTCGAGTAGCGTTGCTGGCCGCCATCGCGTTTGCCTTGTCGATGATCGACAAGTCCACAATGCGGTTGAGTTCCTTTGCCATCTGGCCGGGGGATAGCGTCAGCAGGAATGGAGCATCGTGCTGGCCTTGCAGGTTGATCTCCGAGAGTCCGAGTGTAGCTTGGACTTCGGATGGTTGCTTCGTGGCGCACGCCACGAAGGTCTGTCCGGCGACTCTGTAGCCGTACCCCTCGGATGGATGCTTGAATCGAGTGACCTCGCCTCTCTCAGAGGCGATGGTCACTTCGGTATGCGGCTCGTCGAACGTCTGCAATCCGGTGATCGGCTTGTGTTCCACAAGCCACCGGATTGCACGAAAGACGGACGATTTACCTGCGTTTGTGGGGCCTACGATGACGTTGACGTTCGGAACGAACGTCAATCGTCGGTCGCGGTGGGCCTGGAAATTGGTCAGGTGGATTTCTGTGAGCATCTTACTTGGTCGCCTCTGCTCTAGCCTCTACCCTCACTTTAGCTTTGGTGTGTAGGGCTAGGATCTGATCCAACTCCTCATTGGTGAAGATACTAGCAGGTTCGGTTCTGAATATGCGGGATACTCGAAGTACCTTATCCTGTCGCTCCACTTTATTCCGTATGTCATCCGTGACGGCATACGCATGATGATGAATTCTACTCCACATATCCAATCCTCGGATAGTCAGATCGGGGTTGACGACATAGTAGTCCGTATGTTCGGAACCTATCGTCAATCTTCCGGTTTTGCTGATCTTTCTGATCTTGTAGATTTCATACTGATTATCTCGATGGATAGCGAGTTCATCCCCGACTTTCCATTCTTTCTTCTGCTCAGACATCATTTCCTCGGTAGGTATTTACTAGGTACGAAGTGTTCCTTGATAATGCCATTCTCGACCATCTGCATCGAAGCTAGCAGCAATTCGACTATGGCATCCATCCCGTTATACGTCAGGAGCTTTGGTGTGGGAATCGAAAATATCTTGTTTCTCTGAGAATTTTCCTCGGACTCGAAGAACGAATCCACGTCATCAGCGAAGTAGGGCACGCCCAACTTCGCAAACGCCTGAAACTTCAAGCCCGTGATGCCGCTATTGGGATTCTCCCAATGTGCGGCCTGCATCGTATCCCACCACCACCGGCGAACCTGAACCCCCAGCTTGGATCGGCTCCACCGATCCTCGAACTTCATGTTCGCAGCAATCTTCTGGATGTCCGATACCAAGAATCGCCGAATCGCATCGTGCGTGTCGGCGAACACCGGGAACGATATGCAATGTACGTCGCCTTCGGCGACGTATGCCACCGCCATCGACACGATCAACTGGTTGTCCCACTCGGGCTTTAGCCCGGTGGTTTCGTAGTCGAACGCTGCAATCTTGGCCGTCTTGGTGATCTTGTCCAGTTCGGCAATGATCTCTTGGGCGTGGTAGACCTGCCGGATTCGACTGTCTAGCGGTACGCACCCATCGGGCCACGGGCGGCCCGATATTCGCATCGCATCCCGTAGATACTTGTACTCAAACATGCTCGACACGTCGAGCATCCGTTTGTGTTCGCCCATGAGGCCCACCGGGCAGATCCAGGCGTTGAGATCCCTGCAAGGGATCACCGCGCCGTACCACCGGTCGTAAAGCTCGGCAGGCTGTTGCCAGTACCGGCCAATGACCGACTGCGTGGCCCTTGGCCCGTAGGGAATGACGACTTCGGGGTTGAGGCGAGCGAGTTCGCTCGCCACAAGCGGTTGGCAATGCCTCCACGCCTCATTTGAGGCCCCTGGGCAGGCCGCTGCTGGCACTTTAGGGTAAGCATCAAGAGTTACGCCAACCCGGCTGCAAACTGTCCCTAAACGGCCAAATTGGCCGTTTAGGAGGGTATCCGGCGCATCATCACCGGCTTTATCGACCACAAAGACGACTTTGGCCGGTTTACCCGGCCAAGTCTGCTTTGGATGCTGGCAAGTTCGGTCTGCCTTGCACGTCCCGCAAAGCGGGACGACGGGCAGAGACTTGGTTAGCTTTGCGGAAGCGAACAGCGGCATTTCTTCTCAGCATCCTTTACAGAGTTCAGCAGGACAAGCAATGCTTCGGGGTCGTCGAAAGACCAACCCGAAGTGGTTCGGATTACGAAGAACGGCTCCTCTCCGGGGAGTTGGTACTCGCATTCGACGGTCAGATACTCAGATCCGCAACCCGAGGCATCGGTCGTGCCGAGGGTATTGGGGTCTTGGGTGAACTCAAAACTGACTCTGCTGATGTCTGGGCCGTAGTGGGAATTGGTTATTACGGGTTGCTTAGCTTCGGGTTCGGGTTCGATGGGCGAAAGCTCGCTTTCGCCTACCCATACACTACTCCCATTTTCGTGCAAAAAGCAAAACCTCTGCGTTGTCTCACACCACCCTGCGACAATGCCCTTGTACCCACGCCACGTTACGTCATCACCTACGCAGATCGTTTTCGGCCCAACCGTCTCGACTGCTTCGGGTTCAGCCTGATTCCAAGCCTGTTGTACCTGCGGTACAACAGGGACATCGGAAGCAAGGATACGCTCACCCTTATCCAAATACCTAAAATCTTGAGAGCATTGAGGAGGCTCTACTGGCTGATCTTGAGTTGCCCAAAGCGCTTTCAAGGTTCGCTCGGCGAGTTTCTGCGCCGTAGTCGGCTCTTTCTTTGCCGGTTGCTCGACCGCTTCGGGCTCGACGGGCTTGCATTGTCCAGCGATGACCCAAAATGAACCGCCTGATGGCCCCGCAACTCTGTAGGTATTATCGCTAGGTGATTCAACAATCTCACATTCAACCAAAACCTTATCACCAACTTTGAACTCGTTCATACCACCGTCTCCATCGAAGTAAGGAATACAAAGGATTCGCCGCGAATACGCAGAGCAGTCTGCGTCAGCGAAACCGGGTAATCATGCTTGAGAAGCGTTTGAACGTACTTTGGATTGATCCCAAACGCTCTGGCAGGCCCATCGTATTGTACGTCTCGGACTTCCTCATAAATCCCACTTTCATTCTGCCCGCGCACCATAATCTTTCCAGGCTTGAGCCGGAACTGGGCTTGCTTCCCAGTTCCGGTGTCAGCGAGGAACGCAGTTGCCTTCTGCAATGCGTCCAATAAACAACTCGGAAATCTCAAGCTAGATTCCGATTCTGATCGGAACGCATCAGACAAATCAGGCAGAGATCCACTGTACGTCCGGACTGCAACTTGCAGTCCGGTGTACGTCTTGAAATGCAACCAACCTTCCGATTCGGCCAGGGCGGCAACGCCCAGGCCGTTCACCGCACCGCAAGCCGCACGCTTGATAAGCGTCGGCTTGCTGATCGGGCAATCCAGCTTATAGCGGATTGCCTGGAACGCATCCGTGGCCTGTAGGCCACGGGGGCTGAGTTCTACGCAGGTCAGTTCCCATGCTTCGGAGTCTTTGGCCGCCGAATCGGCGGCCATCGCCAATGCGTCTGCGAATACCGGCGGAACGTCAGCCCACTCGCCTGCGGCATCCACCGCTTCGTAGTGGGGGATGACTTCTGGGTGAACATTGAGTTTGATCTGACGGACGTTGGCACACTTGATTACCAATCGGTCATCTTTGTACTCGATGTCGATCTCCTCCTCGGTGAGCTTACGCAGGGTTTCCAAAAGCGGCTTCGCAGGAGCCGCGCAGCGGAAATTGACAATGGTATCCTGTTGGCAGAGTACCTCGTCGTTGAAGGTGTAAACCTTACCGTTGGAGAACAGAAAGCAGTCAGACTGCTCGATGTTCTCGGTAGAGGACAAGCCAGGGGCGCAGGACTCTAGGTGACGAAGGAATTCTTTACGCTGGATTTTCATATTTTTTCACCGAATCCTGTAATGCTTTTCGTCGATCATCACTCCAAAACTCCGATGACGGTCGGATCACGATTGCACCATCACCGCCTTCGTATCCCATAATGCAATAACTCTTAGTATTGCAGTTGGCGGTCATGTTGGTGACGATCAGTTCTTCCCGCAGATCCCGCCTAAATACCAGAACCCAAAACGGAGTACCCGCAAGCGAAGCGGATCGCTTCGCTTGCTCAATGAAGTCTCGCATCTGATTTGGCCCATTTGGCTTATCGAGCAGGTCTTGCAAGCTGATGCGATTAAATCCTCGTTTAAGCTCAAAAGTCGCTATGTTCAGCAACTTCTGTGCTTCGGGACATTGCGCTGCAATGTCCCCATATCCGTTGGCTGTGTTCCTGCCGGACTTGGCCCGGTTGGTGGCTCGGCCTCCCGAGCCACCAAGCCGCCAGAACCAGTCGTCGGCTTTGCCTTCGCTCCACCATAGGGATAGCTTTCGAGCGAACTCTCGCTCGAAAGCGGAGCCTTTCTTCGGATCGCCCTTGCGTTTCTTTTTGGGGGTAATAGGTGCAGTTGATTTCTTAGGCATTATTCGACCTCTTATGGTTTGCCTGAGGGTTCTGGCCCCTCAAAGTAGTTTTGGAATCCAAAATCAGCAAAGACTTTGACATGAATCGCGAGTCGTTCGGGCTTGGCTAGCTTCCTGCCAAGGTCTTTCTGTGTATCTGCACACACTTGCAAGGCCCGCCTCCAAGCAACGTATTCAAAACTGCTGGTGCAGAGTATCAGATTCAAGCCAGTCTTTCCACCGTACCTACATGGAAGTTTTCCGAGGTCGGATAGTCCGATCAACTTTTCTTTGGTTTCTTGGTCTACGAGGACGACCAAATCAACATCGGATTCGGAAGAATCCGATGTCAAAGCCTTACTCCCCGTAATGAACGCAGGTGTTGTGCTATCCATTGTTGCCTGCCCTTCTCGCGACTGCTTGTAGCACTCGCTCGTCCTTGATGTGTTGGTATCCAGGCCACTTGTTCTCGACTGCCTGGACGAGTTCGCGAAAGCGAACTCGTCGAGGATGCTTACGCAGTTGAGTCGTCCTGTTTTTCTGCTTGTCGGCCTTTTTCTCCTCGGCGGTTCGCCGATCTTCCGGCTTTTTGTTGGAGTCTAGCCACTGCTTCCTGGTGAATCGGATGCTCATTTTTTGATGCCTTTCGGGGTTCGTTGGGGGATGCTATCGAATACTCGGCCCATCACTGACCAATCCAGCGGAACGTCCTGTGGAACAGGACGGCACGCTGGGGTTTGTGGTGCTGGGAGTTTCGTAAGCTGGATGTTCTTGTTGTACACTTCTACGCTGTCGGTGAAGCGTTTTCGGAACTCGGAATTGCCTTTTCCCATTAAAAATTTTGCGGCCTTAGCCATACCGATGCCTGTTAGTCCGACAACATTGTCGGACGAACAGCCTGCCCATGCCTTTGCGGAAGCGTAAAGGCATGGTGGCATCTCGGAGTGTTTCCTTCGGAAATCCTCCTCGTTGACAATCGTTTTGGAAGTCGGGCGGTAGACTACCACCCGACTACCCTCGATCATCTGGTAGAGATCCTCGTCATTGCTGACGATGTAGACCTTTCGAGCCTTTGGCAAATTCAGTACGCAGGATGCAATCAGATCATCAGCCTCAAACCCTTTGGCCCAGAAGATATTCTTGGCCCCGATGGTTGGTAGGTGAATCTCACGGAACGCTGCAATCTGGTCAAATAGGATCTGCCTGAGTTCCTTTTCGTCCTCAGGTGCTTGCAACCTCGCCTCTTTGCGAGGTTGCTTGTACGCAGGGTCGATTTTCTTGCGAAAATCGTACCCACCATCGAAGCAGAAAATCAGGGTGTCTACGCACAGATCGTCCTGCAACTTGTTGCAGGACTGATGCAATGCCTTGAACAGCGTACCTGGATCATCCCGCCATAACTGAGGCGGGATAGTGTGCCACCGAGCGTAAGCGAGGTTGCTTACGTCGATGATCGCGTAGCGAGCATCGTCGGTCATCATTGCCTCCGAGCTTCTGCCAACGCTGCGCGGGTGATGGCGATGCCTTCGAGTTGGTGTCCGATCTCATGGAACTGATCTCGCAGTCGTGCGAGATCAGTTTTGAGCTTGACCACCAACTCAGTCTTTTCGTCGGCTGTTAGGGCATCCCCTGACAGCACCTTTTGCTCTACGTTCATTGCCGCAGATCGGATCTGCTCAATCAGTTCGTCCATCTTACTCGTACCTTTTCTTACGGGTTACTGTCAGTTGGGACTCGATAGAGTCCCAACACGCCTGCATCGCCTCGAACAACTCTTGTTCTCGGCCATCATCTTCGATCTTGCGAATGAGATCTTCGCGATAGTGTGTGGTTTCGTAGAACGGGCAGGAGATCCTGCCCGACGATGCTGTCCACGCCTTTTCTTTGAGTAGGAAATCGACCGCCGCGCCGGTCGCATCCACGCCGAAGTCTGGCATGATTGGGATGCTGACTGTTCGCTGTCTGCCGTTGACACGGTTCTTTTCGACTTTGAACACTGGGTTGATGCCGATGATCCGCTTTTGGCCGTTGACTTCCTTTGTCAGCTTCTCGCCAGGATATGTCCAAATCTCGACCGATCCGCCAAACTTGATCGCATGACCGCCACCGCGAACATGCTTTGGCCCATACAAGCCTGCTTTGAGGTTATCTCGCACCTGCGAGATGCTCAGCAAAATCGATCCGGAATCCTCGATCATGGTGAGGATTCTAGGGAGTCTTTGGCTGTTGATTTTGGCTTTGCCGTCACCGTAGTTGCCGTCGATCTCCTTGCCTTCGGCGCGATTCTTCGCGTCGTCGGCAATCTGCTTTTCCTTCTGCTCGCTGGACAGGGTGTCCATCGAGTCGATAATCGCGACGAACTTCTTGCCCGCTTTGATCTTGGCTTCTAGCCAATCGTAGACGAATTCGAGTAGCATCGGCTTTCCTGGTTCGGAGCGAAGCACTTGGATTCGCTTGGCCGCCTTCAACCCGAAGAACTTCTCGAAGTCGAAGTGGTTGCCCACTTCGGCATCAATATGCCACAACTCGTAATCATCAAAATCAGGGTTGTTGGCCGCTTCGGCCAACAACGTCAAGGTCGCCAGCGTCTTACCGCTGGACGAGTCACCGACGTAGAAAACGTAGGTTCCCGCCATGATCCCTTTACGCCAATCGCCGGATACGGCGAGGTTCAGCAGGGGGCATCCAAGCGAAAGGAACTTCTGTTCCTTTCGCTTGGTGGTTGCTGCTTCTTCGAGGACTTCGAGTGGTTTCTTTTTAGCCATTCAGGATCTCCTTGATGACACGGAGTTGAGTGAGGATGAATTCTGTTTTGTCTTTGATCTCAATCGTACTGTTGTACGATTGAGGATACAAGATTGCGCGACCGCCTTTCGCCTCAAAAAGCCGACAATTATCGACATTATCGTCGATCAGGATCGCCCCTGGGCGAGCCAGTTCGTACTTGTCGTGCATGTAGATCGTCTGCCGGATCTCGATGTCCAGTTCCCTTTTGAGCCACACGGCTCTGCCGTACAGGCAATTCGGATGCGGGAACGGTCGAGTGCAGACGTATACCGAGTCGGCAAGTTTGCCGACTTCGGCCCAGAGTTTCTTGGCCCCTGGTAAGAGTTCCATCGAATCCCAAAACGATACGAACGACATCATGTCGTCAAGCTGGGCTTGGGTGATTCCGTTTTCCGAGAAGCCGTCCCAAGCCTTCCAAGGCTTGAGAGGCTTATCGGCCCATAGATGCACCTGCTTGACCCAATCACCCAAAACACCATCACAATCAACGTAAATAACCATTGTGGTTGCCCTTGTAAAAACATGAAAAAACCACCCACTGCCCGAAGTGAGTGAGGCAGTGGGTGGTGTATTTGTCCGGTACGCAAGTCGGAGGTTTTGTTCTACTTGCTACACGAACTAGGTAGTTATGGGCCAGTAGGAACCCGGCACTTACCTCGCACCAGCCTATCTTGCGGAGAAGTTAGAATCCGCGCGGCAGGCCAACCGTTATTTCTTCTTGCCCTTGGCTTTCGCCTTGGCTTTCTCAGCTTCCGAGTAAGCAATCGCAGCCGCCTGCTTGTTGCTCATTTCGGGATGCTTTTTCTTCTCTCTGCGGATATTCTCCGAGATCGTTTTTTGACTGTAACCTTTTTTCAGTGGCATGGGTTTCTCCTGTTGCCGAATGTCGTAAAACGGGCCAAAACCCTATTGTAGCGAAAACGTCGGGACTTGTTTACAAGTCCCGATAAAAGGATCGGGCAGGATTTGCGCCTGCTGGGGTTTACACTATGGGACTGAATCGAACTGTCCTTAACACGCCAGACCAACGTGGCTTCTCGACTGCTTTCGCAGTCGAGAGTGCTTTTATTGTCTGTCCCCGCGATTTAAGTCGCGTGTCTCGCCGTGGTAGCCGCCACGCCGCCGATCCTCGGCCTGAGTGTTACTCAGGCCAATCCGAATCCCACGCTTCGCTATCACCTGAACCAACGGAAGCTGGTACTGGTTCCGGCGATGCCGTAGGCGTGGCTTCTGTCGCTTGTGCCACAGGCTCCCGCGACAAGTCTGCCAAGTTTACCTTGTGGGGTTCATCGTCTTTATCAAAGACGCTGATGACCCCTCCGGCGTTCTTGTGGACTGTCACTTGGCCCAAGGTTCGGTGGTAGACCACCGAACCCTTGGCAGGCCAGGAATCTGCCGCCGTAGTCGCCGGTGCTGGTGGTTGGGTCGTCGTGACCGTGGGTCTTTGCACCTTTGACTCAGGAACAGCAGGCTTCGGAATATCCAACGGCTTTGGAGCCGGAACTGGTTTCATCTCAGCCGAAACCGTGGCGGGAGCCTCGGTTTCAGCAGGGACAGCCGAAAGATCCTCCGGATCTTCGTCGTAGAACTTGGCCTTCAAGGTTTCTGCACTCTCGATGACCAACAGGTTATCGAGTTGCAAGGCTTGGGCCAAGATCGCATCGGGAACGCCGCCGTGTCGGTCGAAGTCGAACGATACGGCTTCGTAGCACTTACCCTTAGGTGTGGGCTTCTCAGCGAAAGTGACGTAGATATACGCACCTTCGACTGGATCAGCGAAGTAGTCGATCCACTCGCGACCTGGGATCGCGACCTTGGCCGAGACAGTCGTGTTCAACTGCTTGGAGAATAGGTGGTAGCTGTGGTCGAACAGCAAGACTTGGTTCTGCTCAGGCAACCACACTGTATACAGTGTGCGTTGCTTGGCATAAAACTTCTCTTTAGCCATCTCCCTAGTCAACTCACCCGAATCGATGGCGGCACTGATGCCGTCGCAGATTGGGCACTTCCCGCCTTTGGTCAACTTAGGGCAGATGGCATAGCCCTTGCCGTCTGATCCCATGTTGTTGTGGACGTAGTAGTCGCGAGCGTAGTGCAACTCGCCGTCCTTTGCGACAGGGTGCTTCGCACCCTGCGGTACGGTGTACGGCAGTACCACCATCTTGATCGTACCTGCCTTGTCGATCTTGAGGGTCTTTACGCCCTGGGGAATCCTCAGGACACCGCCGCCACGACCTTCTGCTGCTTTATCTCGGGTTTTCTTGGATGACAACGCCATGTTAGTTCTTCACTCCCTTCGGTTGGATGTTGGTGGAACCGAGGAAGCCAGCGATGGACAACTCGGTCAGATACTTCAAACTGGAACGCTTTGCGTCGAGAGCATCGCAAACTGCGCGACTCTCGGACAGCTTAGCCTTAGCGGCAACTACTGCCTGCTGGGCTTCGGTGTAACTCGGCTGAATGAGGATCAATGCCTTGATCGTATCCTCAGTCGTCTTGGTAATGCCATAGTTGACGGGGTTTTGCCTGATGTCGATGCTGAGTTTAGCTTCGACGAGTTTTAGGTAGTTTTCGGCGACGAGGGCCGCTGTTGCGTCCTCGGTCGCAGCGCGATTCCACACCAGGATGTCCTGCGGGAGTGTTTCGAGATCCTCGCTGAGACGGTTACGATCCACCGACAAGTTTGTTTGGTCAGACATTGCTGCCTCCTAAGTGAAAATTGTTAATCCGACTGTGCTAGGTTCTACGTCGAAGCCCTGACCAAAGCAAGAATAAATCCTGGTTTGCGGGAAGAAAAAAATGGATTCTCAAACTGAGACATGATCTTGACTACCGTTGGTACGGATTTTGAATTCAAAAGCATTGTCGCGCCGTAGGACATGATCGCACAGCGCAGTCGCTCGATCTCCCCTTCGGGGAGATCCTTCAAGACTAGACTATGCGTCGGGAAGATTTTTCTCCCGGCGTAGAGATCCTGAACCAGCTTGAATACGTCTGGTTTGAGTTCCTCGGGGTTCCCGAGGATATCCGGCCAACGCTCCTTCGGAGCGTTGGCAATCTGCTCTAGCAGTACCAAGGCTTGCCTTGGACTGCCATTGGCCGCCTGCGAGATCGTCGTCGGGATGCAGTCGATCCCTTCGGCGGTCGCTACCCTGCCTACTAAGGTGTTCAAGTCGGCGATGCTGACATCGCCGAGCTTGAAATGCGTCAGACGAGTCTGCAACGGCTTTTCCAGCTTCTCGGGGTTGGTCGTGCAGAGGATGAAGTAGACGTGCGACGGAGTGTCCTCGGTCATCTTGAGCATGGCTCGCTGACCTTGGGAAGTGATTTGGTGGGCTTCATCGATGATGTAGATCCGCTTGCCCCCAGAGAGCCCACGCATTTGCAATCGGCCCTCGATCTCGCGGATAGCGTCAACTCCGTTGTCGCTAGCTGCGTTTTTCTCGATGATGTCAACGCCGGATGCTCCGAGTTCCTTGGCGAGTATTCTCGCCAAGGTCGTTTTGCCTGTTCCGCTAGGGCCGGAAAACAAGAGTGCATGAGGCAATGCTTGCTTGGCAAGCATTGACTTCAACTGGTTGACAACGGCTTCCTGGCCGACAAGATCGGCCAGGGTGGATGGTCGGTACTTTTGATAAAGGCCCATTACTTTAGAAATCCCCTCATAATCTCGGTGATTCGGCGTTGGAATTGTGGGAGTGATCCGTCGTTTAGAACGATGCGATCAACAGCAAATTGCTGTTGTTCGCTTCGGTGCGCAGGCAAGGTTGCGACTTCCTCGGAGACTCGCCCCTGGATTTCCCAAATCTCGCCGCCGTTAGCTTTGACGAACTCCGCTTCCTCTGGGAAGCGGAGATCGCGAATCGCGTACCTCGGTAGATTTTTTTCCCGCATACGCTGCTTGGCGATGTTCACCCAGCAGTAGTTGCCGAATAGATCCCTGCCGTTCTCCGTACCGATGGTACGGAGCATTTGTCGAACGGCGGGATACCGTCGTTTGATCGTGTCCCAACCGTCCTTATCGACAAGGGTTTGTAGATAGATACACCGGTGGTGGGCAACCAACACCGGTGGGTTGAGTCGGTACAGGGCTTCGTACACAGGGTCGGAGAATCCCATGATTCCGTAGCCGAAATGGTACGCAAGCCATGAGGCTGCGGTGTCCTTGCCAGAGCCAATAGCCCCCCGTAATCCTATGATTGGAGGTAATTTGCCTAGCTTGCCTTGTGGTAGGCTTTCTTGCTCGCCCATGAATCTTCTCCTACTTCTGCTTCGGTTTTGAGGTCAACGATAATCCAAGGCCATTGTGTTCGTATCCACTTTGTCATTACCTCGTTTGCCATCTCAATGTAATCGTCGAGTTCCTCTCGGGGAACCTCGGCGATCAATGAGTCGTGGATCTGGCAGAAAAGGCGGCTACGCATCTTCCTTTGAAGGATGCGTTTTGTCAACTCTATGATACTCTTGAGCAGGCAGTGGAAGGCTGCGCCTTGCACCGGGCTATTGATAATTTCGTTACGTTTGAAGATCCCCCAAACTCGGAACCCGGTCAAAGTGTGGAAGTGCCCATTGCGTAGGTATTCCTGAAACCAATCGTTTCTCCATTGCTTGTAGACTGGAAATCGTTTGTTCCAGAAGTGACTGAACATGCTGTCGATGTGTTGCATGAACGAATCGGGAGCCATCGCCTTTTCGTGGCCGAGGCTCTTGATTCCTCTTTCAGATAGGTGTTGCAAAAGTGGCTTGCCGCTTTGCATTGTGTGCGACTCAGCGAATCGCCAAAGGTTTTTGGCGATGCTCGCAGGGGCATCGCCATAGAACGCAGCGAACGTCCAAAATCCCTTAATTGCTTGGCGAATAGGCTTTTCCACGGTATCCAACTTGAAGCATCCGAGGGTGGAATCTTTGTGCAGATCAGCACCAGTTTCTAGGATGTCCAACATGGTCGGATCTCGGTGGTAACAGGCCGCGATGTAAACTTCTAGCTGAGCGTAGTCGATCTCCACAATCACGTTGTTCGGATCGCTAGGCTTGATAATCCCCCGAATCACCTTCCCGATGTCGGGATCTCGAATCGGGATGTTCTGCAAGTTCGGAGAATCCGAACTTGACCGATATGTCGTAACCTTGTGCAAATTGAAAAAAGCGTGAACTCTGCCGTTGCAGAGTTCTCGCTT